CCTTCTTTGAAGCTTGCAGTCATGTTAAAAATAATATCTTCTTTAACTGCCTTGATCCAATAAGAATCGTTGTGATTTATGACATCAACAAAAACTGCACCTTTGCAGTTACGCAGTTCTTTAATGAGCTGTTCGAGAATCATTAGACTACCTCAGCTTGCCAGGAGAGAAAACCAGTGTGACGAATTTGAACGATTTGCATCGTTTCCAAATTGAGGAACAGACGTTCGTCCATTACCGTAGTTTGAACTTCTTTCGTAAATCCGCGATGGAAAAAATAGACCATCGCTTCAGCGCCAGAGGCGAATTCCGTTTTCATTTTTTCTCCCTTTTCCATATTCTCAGTATAGCCTACAAATTAAAAAAAGAAAAGTGTTTTTTTATAAAAAAAGTCCCCCAGATTTCTCTGAGGGACTCTAATGCTCGGGTGCGCCATCTTCTTAAAAGAGTAAGAAGAAACTCTTATTAGAAGGTGCGTGCAACCTTCACGCCAATGGCATCAGCGTGAGCTGTACCAGTGGTGCGATAATACTCTAGACCAACTCGAGTGTTCTTAGCGACTGCGTAAGAAGCACCGAAGTTATAGCGATCTTCATTGATTGCAGTGGCGTTACGTAGACCTTCACGGTAACGGAACCCTGCATCAACAGTCACTCGGTCAGTTACTGGATAAGAAGCAGTTGCACCAATACCCCAGAAAGGAGTGTTGTGACCCTGCTGGAACTTCTCACCTAGCTCTGCGACGGTGACAACATTGACCCCATTGATTGGAGCAAGCTTGGCACCAGCTTGAGCAACTAGCTTGTTGTTGACTGCACCGCTATGCTCTGGCTGTAGAGAAGCAGCTTCTACGCCCCAGACGAATCCGGTGACGTAAGGTGTTGGGACCTTCACATAAGAAGCAGGAACAGCTGCTCTATAATTTAGTACACCTTCAGTGCTACCCTTCACATCTGAACGAGTGTCAGCTAGACGTACTTCGCCAGTTAGGGTGCTGGCAGAAGCTGTTGTTGCAGCTGCGAGTAGAGCAGCAGTTAGAAACATTGTCTTCATAAAATATCTCCATGGTTGTTGAAACGAGAGGTTGACCATGACCTCTCACGGGATTATTTGTGGCGTCCAACCCAATAGTAACTCCTCGGTGTTGAGCTGCCGCCATTAGCCAGCAAGCCTGAGGAGTGTTGTTTTACTTAGAAGCGTTAGCGATTGCTAGGCGAACAGTGGTGACGCCTGCAGCTGCTAGAATGGTATACACCCAAGCTGGGACGTTATACCCGAATGCTTGTGCTAGACCTAGAGCAGCGGTAACGAAGGCAGTAATATATGTCTTCTTGCCTTCTAGAAATGAAAGGATACTGAGAAAATTCATAGTAGTCTCCATAGTTAATGCCACGTGGCAAGTTATTTATATATTAACGTTCAAGTATAACAAAGTGACCAAAGTTTTCTTCAAACACTTCCAGCAGGTTCTCATAGTCACCAGACATCATGTCCGTGATGATAGGACCAGAATCCATACCGAGTTCCTTACAGAAACGTTTAGCATAACCCATGAGTACAAAAGCGTTACCGTCAGGACCCGTAGTGTCAATGACGATCTCAGTAGGTTGTTGCTTTTCTCTAATCATTATATAGTCTCCTTCAAGGTTTTAGCAATACATTTACGACAATAAGTCTTCTTAGACTTCACTACCCGAACCTTATACTTAGGTGTGCGAAGATCTTTGGCGATGGGATTATGCTTCTTCATGGAACCTAGCCACTGGTTGAAAGCCAAAAGTGTCACAGCGGTATGTATCGCCGTTAAGTTCAAACTCATCGTTAGGCATTGAAGAACGGTGACCCATAGCACGACCATTGTACATGCGAAGCGGAGCCATAACATCAACAGCAGTGCTAAAGTCGCCGTTGTCAATGAAGTCACCGAAACCGTCGGAAATACGAGAGCCCATCGACCAAGAACCCATAATGTTCTGAGTTCGACGATAAGCAAACTCTAGAGCATTCTCAATAGACCAAGACTCATCAACTCGCACGTTAGCAACATGAACACGATCAACACCCGAGAAATCTTCCTTCGGAGAGATGTAGAAAACCTTCACGACAGTCATTTGCATTTCCTTTTGATCAACCATATTCTTAATATAGCGCCGTTCTAAAAATAAGTCAAGCGTTATTTTTTATGCAAAGCACCTTAGATCGGTGGCAGCGAGCCATGATTGATTCGTTATAATATTCTTCAGTCTCTAAAACTCTTCGATCAATCTGTTCACGTAGTTCGTAATACGTGCACTGAGACTTATTATCGCACAGCCATAATATTTCTCTAGAAAAATTTTCTGAGCCTGTTTCTTCAATATCTTTTTTTAAGGAAGGTGATGATGACCAGTACTTTTGCCAATCAGATTGTTTTTTAACAACTTTGCGATTGACCTTACCTTTGACTTTTACTCTAGATGTAGAGATAAAAAACTTTTTACCAATATATTTTTTACCAGTTAGCTTGTTAGTTATAAGATAAACAAACCCTTGGTAATTGTTAACCATATCAGAAGTGAAAGGAGCACCCTGCCATAACCAGGGATTTTCGTACTCCACTATTCTTCTTCGTCAATAAGATCTTCGTCTTCTTCCTCATCAGTGTCTTCTAGTTCAATTTCAGTGCCGCAAAATGGACAATACCTAATATCGTCTGCAGGCTGTACGGCTACGATCTTATATTCTGACTCACATACGGAGCATTCAATCCATTCATTCATCTTTAACTACCCCATGACTTTTTTTGTTGGTGATCAAATCATTATAAAGTATAACATTGGTTGCTGCTTTCTTTAGAAAGTCAATACCAATGCTGTCTCTATAGGGGTATTTATAAATGATCTGTTTGATGCCTGACTGGTAAATAAGTTTAGCACATTGTAAACAAGGTGCGTGTGTAACAAACATAATAGTATCTAATGACGACTCATTTGAAGATGCCAGTTTCAAAATAGCATTTGCTTCAGCATGTATGACTTCAGGCTTAGTTTGTGAATTTTCTTCACAACAATTATCCCAACCTGCAGGCATACCATTGTAGCCTATAGATAGAATACGCTTGTTCTTTACAATTACAGCACCAACTTTTAATCTTTCAGCATATGATAGTTTAGCTGTTAGTTCAGCAACATTCATAAAATACTGAATAAATTTTATTTTCAAAGAGAAAATCCCTTGAATGTTGATGCGTCTACATCTTGTTTGACGCCACCTGACACGTAGCTAGTGATCTCTGTTTCTTGTGGTGCTACCTGTACATCAAAACCTGCAATCCATTTGGCAGTCCAAGGCAATGGGTTAGTCGTCACTTTGCTATTAGAATTAACACCAGCTGTCTTCATACGCTTGTCGGCAATGAAGTCCACGTAGTCGCAAAGCAACTTCTCGTTTAGTCCAATGATAGCACCGTCTTTGAATAGGTAACGTGCCCATGCCTTCTCTTGATTGATAACATCAGCAAAGATCTTTTCTACTTCTGCTGCACAATCTACTTTGATCTGAGCGAAGTCAGGATCATCTTTTGGTAGTAACTTGATTAGGTTTTGTGTAGAGGCTAGGTGAAGGTTCTCATCACGAGCAATAAGCTTGATGATCTTTGCATTGCCTTCCATTTTCTTTACTTCAGCAAATGCCCATGAGCAAGCAAACGATACGTAGAAACGAATGCCCTCTAGTGCATTGACCGCATTAAGGCAGAGCCATAGAGCTTTCTTATGAAGATATGGTTGAGTTGCATTTGAATAACCAGGAAGCATTTTATTCCACCCGATCAAATCATCATAATACTTACTGATGTCTTTAGCGCATTCTGCAATTTCTTTAATGTCAAGCATCTCATCAAATACTTTTGATGGATCTGAGTATACATTACGAATAATATGTGTATAGGATCGACTATGGATGGTCTCAAAGTAGGACCATGTGAGGATCCAAGTCTCTAGTTCAGGAATAGAACAGATAGGAAGAAATGCAGTTACTGGAGCACGACCTTGCACAGAGTCCAAAAGGATCTGACGCTTCAGGTTAGAAGTGAAGATGTGCTTTTCGTGATCTGTTAGGCTCTTAAAGTCTTTATTGTCTCTCAGACAATCTATCTCAGTAGGTTGCCAAAAGAAACCATTCTGCTTTGTAGTAAGTTGTTCAAAAATTACGTATTTTTGTTTATCGTATCTTGCGATATTTACGGGTTGCCCAAAGAAAGCTGTTTCTTTAGTCGAATCAGTATGATTATCTACAAATACGGACATATTACCTCTTTCTTTTTGTAATCAAATCGTGTAGATCATGATGCATATCTTTTAGCTCTGACAGTTCTTGAATTAGCATTGCGTGATCTGCTTCAGCTCTTTGTTCTGACTTTCTGCTCAATACGTCTTGACCCACCATGATCAATGGCAATAGGATCAATTGTAGAAAAGATGAGCTGATATACATGATTACCATTTGTGATGCAGGAACAAACAATGGTATCAATACCATAATTGCAAATGCATATACACACCACATAGTACTTACTGCTAATGTAATTCTACGGGCGATTGTTTCGTTTATATCTTTAATCTTCATAAAATTCTCTTTCCATGCAGTATGCGTTTTGGTTTTTGCCATATCTATTTTCTATAAAATCAGTTTTTATGAAACCGTATTTTTGATATAGTTTTATAGCACCTTTGTTATTAGTATAAACGTGTAATGCAGCCTTTAGTATATCTCTTTCGTTAATTAAGTCAATAACGAAAGAAAATAATTTTTCACCACAACCTTTTCTTCTAAATGCATTACCTACTGCTAAACTTTGAATATATGCCACTCTTTTCTTTTCATTAATATCTACCCAAATATAACCAACAACATCTATATCGTTAACTAAAACATGAATTTTTCTAGCCTTGATGGCTTTTAATATTTCTGTTTTGTTTCTGTCGTTAGTTATGTCAAAGCTTTGCTGTTCAATTAATAAAATATCGTATATATCAGCAATTTCTGCTAAACGGATTTTCTGAGCTGTCATGACTATTCTCCTCTATTAAAAGTGAAATAGCCACAGCGGCTTCAAGCCGTATATTTATATGAATTTTACAATTTACAACTTTCGCAGTCTTCTTCTACGCCAATAGTTACAGCTAACTCTTTTACTTCTAATTCACCTGACTGATCGTTGGTGTTGAAGTAATATAGCTGTTTGCCACCATATTTGTAGAACATAAGAATATGTTGTAACATATCACTGAGTGGGATCTTTTCTTCAGGATAAAATTTAGGATTGTAAGAAGTATTGACTGAAATGCCTTGGTCAATATACTTTTGTAGTACTGCACAAACTTTCAAATAACCTTCAGGTGATTTCTGATCCCACAGCAATTCATATTTGTTCTTTAATTTTTTAATATTAGGAACAACCTGTTTCAACACACCATCCTTTGATTGTTTAATTGTAATCAAGGCGCGTGGTGGCTCAATACCATTCGTTGAATTAGAAATGAGAGCTGAAGTTTCGGCTGGCATCAGTGCCATCAGCGTAGCATTACGAATACCATGACTCCATAGCTGAATACGAAGTGACTCCCAATCCATACGGTAGTTAGGTGTTACCAGTTCATCTACTTCTTTCTTATAAGTGTCAATTGGTAAAATGCCTTGTGAATACTTTACATGATCATGACCGGGAATGTCACCTTGTTCTTTTGCTAGGTCAGCCGATGCTTTGATCAAATAATAAGACCATGCTTCAGCATACTGATCTATCTTTTCAAGGTTTGGGTTTGAGTATGTCATGTCATTACTAGCCATCCAGTATGCTAGGTTGACGATACCAATACCAAGTGGACGGTACTTCATGGCAGACCTTTGACCTGCCTTCACTGGGTAATCCTGATAATCTAACAGTGCGTCTAAGCCTCTGACTGCTAGCTCACATGGCTTGGCGAAGTCCTCAGGCTTCTTTATCTTACCCCAATTGATGGCTGAGAGAGTACATAAAGCAATCTCACCTTCATCGCCATTGACATCGTTTAGCGGAACTGTGGGAAGATCGATCTCACAACACAGGTTGCTCATACGTATTGGCGCCGTTTCTTTGACAAATGAACCATGGTCGTTAGCATGATCGACGTTCATTAGATAGATACGTCCAGTATCCTTCCGTTCCTGCATGAATGCTGAAAAAAGCTCGATTGCAGGAATCTGCTTCTTTCGTAGCTTTGGATTGCGCTCCGCACGTTGATACAATTCTCTAAAACGTTCTGTGTTTGAGAAAAATGATTCATAAAGTTCTGGTACATCATTGGGGCTGAACAGTGTAATGTTACTGCCGGCAATAAGTCTTTCATACATCACCTTGTTGAACTGTACGCCATAGTCCATATGACGCACTCTGTTTTCTTCTGTTCCTTTATTATTTTTAAGAACTAGAAGATCTTCAATTTCATAATGCCAGATTGGATAATATAGAGTTGCTGCCCCACCACGGACGCCACCTTGAGAGCATGACTTAACAGCTGACTGAAAAAGCTTATAGAAAGGTACAACACCAGTGTGACTAGCATCCCCATTCCTAATAGGAGAACCCACAGCACGGATGCGACCAGCACCCAAGCCGATCCCTGCTTTTTGTGAAACATATTTAACGATCGATGATGTCGTGGCATTTATAGAATCCAGTGAATCATCTGTTTCAACAAGTACACAGGAAGAAAACTGGCGTTGTGGAGTCCGGACTCCTGCCATAATAGGTGTAGGCAGACTAACATCAAAGAGGCTGATTGCATCGTAGTAGTCCTTTACCCACTTTAATCTTGTTTCTTTCGGATATTTATTAAACAATGTCATTGCGATGAGCATAAATGCCATTTGAGGGGTTTCGTATAGTGCTCCGGTTACTCTGTTTTTCACCAAATACTTACCACGAAACTGTTCCATCGCAGCATATGTGAGAAGGTTGTCTCGGTCATGATCAATGTAACGATCGAGTTCTTCCCATTCTTTTTTATCGTAAGAGTATTGCAGTTCGTTATCATAGTAACCATTTGACACTACAACATGATAATGGTTGTATAGGTTGTGTGGCTCATAGTCACCATAAACTTCTTTGCGAATATGATAACTAACAAGACGACCAGCAACATACTGATAATGTGGATTTTCTTCAGTGATTAGTTCAGCCGAAGTTTTAATAAGGATTTCTTGAATATCAGTTGTTTTAATATTATTATAAAGTTGAATACGAGCCTTTAATGCAATCTCAGAAACAGAAACTCCATTAATGCTTTCACAAGCCCACTCAATTACTTTATGAAATTTTTCAACGTTGAGTGATTCTTTTACGCCGTTTCTTTTGATTACATTGATATTCATTTAATTACCTGCTGTAAGTGTATGTTTGACCGTTTGCAATAATATCTACTGAGTCCCAACCAGATACATTTAATGAAGATAGAGCTAGAGTGCTTGA